CAATAACACTCTCAGTTAAAACATTATCCCAATTTGAACCAGGTTTTCTTAGTATGATTGGATGGGTGGTATTCCCTTTAAAAGGACCTTTGTTAGCTATTGTTCTAAAATCTGTAGTACCGAAGTTACCATTTTCATTCATACCAGCTGGAACATTTTTAAATGTATCTCTACCAAAACCATCTTTGAACTTAAATAAATCTTCTATATCACTACTATCGTTGTATATTGATTTTATTGTATCTACAGAGAAAATACTTCTAAATGTATCAACATTTGCTAGCATTTCCGATGATTTTCTGAAAGCTTCCTTTGGAAGTGTTAATGTTAAAGAACCAGCCCCAACAGACTCACCATCGTATCTACTAGTAAAATTTACTTGATTGTTAAAAGGTGTTGTGATTGCTTTAGGTATCTGTTGTGTATCATCAAAAGTCCAATTGCCTGAACCATCTTGTTTAGACACTGTAAGAGTTAGTGAGTCACTAACTGGTGGATTATAGTTACTAACATAGTCAGCCAACGGAGTGGTCATAAATGCAGAAGTAAATTTTGGTTGTAGTTTAATTCCTAACTGATTGTCGTTTGAAAGCATATGACTTGTTTTAGATATACCAACTCCCTCTGCTTCTGAATATTCACCTTGTGTCCCATAAGCTAGTCTTAGCTTATTAGTATTTATTCTAACACCAGCATTACGAGCAGATATGTTAGCTTGTCCATCATATTGATTTGGTAAGGTGTTACTCTGTCTAACATCCTTCATAAACTTGTTATACTTTGTAAGTAAATCTGTACTAGGAGTAAAACCTTTAGCACCACTAGTATCATCAGGAAAATAGTCTACACCATTCTCTATCTGACCATCCAATCCATCGTACTGAGACCTTCCATTGAAGTTTGATAAATCTGATACTAAATCTTTTAAAGCCACTTCCTATCTCCTATGAACTTAATGCTAAATCACCAACTCTGTTTGTTAGTCTATTCATTAATGTTGCGTTTTGTTCTATCATTTGTTTTAGTAACTTATTACTTTCTCTACCACCGAACTGAGTTCCAGCTATTGACTCACCTTTGTGTACTACAGCCATACCGGTTTCTCTTACCACACCACCGGTTTGTGCTTTTGGCATAAATTGTGATTGAACTCCTGAAGCAACAATACCAGCACCCGTTCCAATAGCTGAACCAGCCAACAGTCCTTTACCTAATCCTTTAAATCCACTAGCAAGTCTTGCTTGCCCACCAGGTATTAAGCCCATAATAAATCCTAAAGCTCCACCCAAAGCGGTAATTATTCCGGCTGTAATCCCAAATGTTTTAGCTAAAGACATAAATTGTGAATTAGCAAGTTTATTAACATTCTCTTGTCCTGCAGCTAACTTAGATAGTTCTGATACTTCCAATCCAACTGCGTCTGCTAATGCCTTTCGTTGAACTACATTCATTCTACTTAGAGCCTCTGCACCACCGACTTGATTCTTAACCTCGGCCAGTACTCCTTCTAAATCACCCTCTAACGCTAATTGTCTAGCCTTATCTAAATTAAGTTGTCTTCCTAATAAGACAGACGCTTCCATTTGTTTTTCTATTGAGGTTTCAAAGTCTAATATACTCTCAGATATCTTATCAACAGCACTTAGATTCAATCCTAACTTCCTAGCTTCTATAGCCGCTTTAGCTAAATTTTCTCCACCATCTTTAGCGAACTTAGCAAATAACTCTGTGCTTTCTGCTATATCATCCAATACAAGCTTTGGAGCAACACCAGCAGCTCTCGACATACTTTCAAATGTCGAAATCATATTTAGACTGGTTTCTAAACTACCACCTTGTATACTCTGTATGGATTTAGCAAGTTTAGCTGCATTGTCTCCTGTTATACCTGTTCTTAATTGTAGTAAACCAAAGTTTGTTAGAGTTTTAAATGATAATTCATTTATACTACCAAACTCACTAGCTATAGCCTTTGAGAAAGCTGCTATCTGTTCACCATCACCACCTATTAGACTAAAAGCTTTTGACAGAGGTAATGTTTTTGCAGCTAAATTAGCAGACTCTCCAACACTTAAACCTAAGTCTTGTCTTATTTGAGCAGTTTCTTTTGCTAAAGAAACTACAGCAGCTAATGCTCCGGCAAATGTAAATGTCTTTTTTAAATCTACCATACCAAGTGCATCTTGTACTTGGTCTATCATATCACCAAATTTTCTTTCTTTACCCAAGTCTTCCATTATACCTGGATATTCTTGTAATTTTTCTCCAAGTTTAATAGCATAATCATTCATTAACCCAAAATCTTCAGTAGCTATTGTGTTTAAAATATCAGATATATCTTTACTACCACTATTTACATCATTTAAAAGATTTGTAAATTTATTTGCTTTGTAATGCTGTTATTTGACCATCAAGCCCTAATTCTTTTTTCATTGAATTTAAACCTGATTTTTGTAACTTTTCGATTTGTTTTTCTAAGCTTAACTTTTCACCAGTTTTGTCTAAATCTTTTAATTTTTTGATTCTTTCTTCATTTTCTAAAATTTTAGCAGTTAGCTTTTCGATTTTAATTAAAGTAGGCTCACCATACCTCATATCATTTTCATAAAGAGTCTTTTTTATTGATGCTTGTTTTTGTAACTCTTGAGTTTCTTTTCTTAAATCGTCAATCTTAGCCATTATTTTCTCTTATCTAATAAATCTACAACTTTTTGAGCCTCTTTATCTAAATCTTTAAGAGCTTTGTCTAAGCCTGGATTATCTTTCAACATTTTCTTAGCAAATTTGTTAAGTCTTTTTTGTTTCCATTTTTCAAAAAATTTGAAAACCATACCTTCTCTATTAGCCATTACTGTTCTCCATTAGATTATTTTTGTGTGGAATTATTCAATAATAAATATCACATTTATCATTTTTTATAAGATGGAATGGATGATTTGTTACTCTGCTGAGCTTTCTTCATTTCCTCAGCTTCATCCTTAAAATGTTTTTGTAGTCTCTTAAAGTAGAATGTACGGAGATATATAGGCATGTTATATACCTCTGAAAAAGAGAACATACCTTGTGATTTGAAACTTATTTGAAAGAGTTGTTCGTGTAGTTTTGGTTTATATTCCGATGTTAGGCCAAAGAAACGTAACGGTCATCGGGACCGTAAACTCCTTTTCGTTACCTTCATCATCTGTATATGAAGAAGTCATATCTACATCTGGCATAATACTAGCTACATGAGTTCTAAAAGCAATTGAGTCTCTTGATAAGAACTCATTATCTACGAAAGAATTGATACTAGCTCTTTTAGTGTCACCATCTACCGAAATAATCTGGCGTTTTAATCTTGTGGTTAATTCGTATCCAATACCATGTATCTTTTCGTATCCTTTAACCTCACCATCTATTTCTTTCTCATCACCTGATGTAAGTAGTTTGAAAGTTAATTTTCTTTTAGTAGCAGGTAATTCAAACTCAAATTCATTAACACCATTAGAAACAATACTCTCATCTAATGGAATATCCTTTAATGTGGTTAAATCAACCTCTATCTTCCTACCATCTATCTCTACATCATATTCTTTACCATACGCAAGTATTCTTGATGCGATTAAAATACTATTCTTATCACCAATCAGTAAATCATCTATCTTAATTGATTTATCTATGATAAGTGACTCTAATAATTTCTCTACAACCACACCTTGTTTGATAAGGTTAGCAGATGTTAGAATATCCTCTTCTTTAGCCGTCATGTATTTAATTTCTATTTTTCCAGATGATAGGGGACTACCTTCCGGATATAGTAAACCTTTAGACGGCAAATCCACTACTTCTGTAGGGAACTTGACTTCAGCCATATTTGACTCCTATGATTTATTTTTGAACTATAACTATTTTTTACCGAACTTTTCAGCCGCTGTAACACCAAGTCCAACTACTGAAATATACATAAAACATTCCAGTATCTTGTCCTTGACCTCGAATGCAGAAAAGGTATCAGCACCCCAACTACAAATTAGCATAAAGAATGCTGCAAAACCGACAAACCTTTTACTAGAGATTTTAGCATCACTAGAAAGCATTTCTCTTAAAAAACTCATATTATCCTCTTAGAATTGTAAGATAGCGTAATCGTATCTTAGTGTTAGTGTAATATCATTAGGTTCGTTAGTTTCGAAGTTCATATCTCCAAAGTTAGCTACTTGAATCATAGCTCCCTTTAGTGTCCATTCCTCTACTTTATCACCAACCGGCCCTAAAACATTAAATGTAATATCTTTTTTATAGAAGTCTGAGTATCCATCTCTACCTGTAACAGATTCTTTATGTAAACGAACCCATTCCATAACTGCCTGTGCACCTGATGGTACAATGGGATCGTAAAGAGTTACTTCTAAAGTATCCCAAGTTCCTTTTCCTTTAACATATCTTTTCGTGTTAATGTGGTCAAGAGCAATCTCTTCAAACGTAATTTGTGGTCTGTTAGCTGCTTTAATAAGGTATGCAGGGATTCCTTCTATGTACATAATAAACCGATTTTTAACTTTCGGTTCAAAGGGTGTAAACATAATTTCTGAAGGATCGATTATATCTGCCATTTCAGTTCTCCTAATAAGTGTTTAATTCTTTCATATATAAATATAAACAAACTGAAAAATCGATACAGAATATTACCTTATTATTTCATAGTTTTTTCATAGTTTTTTGATATAATAAAAAAGGGGAACTATTGTTCCCCTTCCTCATTGTTTTACACCTCCCTATTACTCAGGAAATGCAGCACCCGTTGGTAGAACTGAGAAGTCCAATACGATGAACTCAGCAGTCCTTGTAGGTTGTATGAATATCTGTCCAACCAACTGATTTCTATCAACGACATCAGGAGTATTGTTGGAATCATCCATTACAACTTTGAATGCACTCAAACCACTATTGGATTGAACTGATTCTAAGAACGGATTAACTATGTTTAAGAATCTACTTCTTGTAGAACTATCATTCTGTTCGAATACCAAGAATCTACTTGAGGAAGCGATAAACTTCTTCAATCTGATTAATAATCTTCTTACATTGATTCTATCAAGAGCAGATGGTTTAGCTTGTAATGTTTTCTGTCCGAAAACAACTACACCTTGACCTGGAAAGGATGCGATAGGATTAACTCTACCTTCGTAAAGTTGGTCTCTATCGGTATCAGTTAATTTCTTCTTTGTTCTTCTAACATTAGATAAACCACCTCTATTTAATCCAGCAGGAGCAAACCATTCGTGAGCCACACTGTCTGTAAAAGCAATCACACCAGGTATTACTACTGATGGCGGTACAAGTACAGTACCAGAACTCTTAGAAGGATCATCCATTACTACCCAAGGATAGTAAGTAGCAACATAGTTTGTATCTAAATTACTAATATTACTAACGGCAGTAGAAACATTATCGTCTGCATCACTACTATCCATCACATAAAAAGCATCAGCACGAGCTTCTATTTTATCTATAGCATGGTTAGTAACAATACTGTGATGTTTATGAATAATACCAGGCGTTGCCAACATATTTATATCATACTCGTCAGGATTACTAACAGTGTTTATAGCTCTTTTGTAAGCTACAGAACCACTTGATGTGTTTGTACTACAATCAAATCCCATTACATTAGCAGAACTAATAGATGTTCCTGTATTAATTGGAGCTGATGGGTTAATGCCATCAAAACCATACTGCATTGGTACGGCAAACTTCAATTGTTGTTGTGATGAAGATATTGAGAGTTGTATTGTAGAGGTAGAAAAGTTGGTATACTTTCCAAACTCTTCACTTGTAGCATCTCCAAATCCCTTCATATCAGTTAGTCTGAATATTGCATTAGAACCTACACCATTACCTTTTTCAATAGGTGATAGATAAGATAAACTATCAGCTACCTCTTCAGGTAAGAATGAAGCACCAATTTTGAATCCGTAAGGTATATCTTCTTTATATGTATCAGCACCAAATTGTCTTGCGTTTACTTGAGCACGATTGAAAGAAGCGGTTGGTACACTAGCAGTAGCTTTAATAGGATTTCTTAGTTTTGCAAATCCCATAGGTTGACTACTAGGTTTACTTCTTAAATCATCCTCTTTGTAATCACCAATTCTAATGTACTTTGAAAGATTAGGATAATCACCATATGTAGTAACTTCACCATCATTACTTACAGTCTGAAACACATCACCGATTACTTTAACAATATAGTTAGATGAATCAGGATCCATATTTATATTACCAAAACTCTCTATTAGATTTCCACCTACATTATACAAAGCTAAAGTAAATTCAGAAAAGTCTGCACTTTTATTACCATTTTGTGGTCTTTTTATATCACGAATTACGATGTAATGATTGTTTGTATCTGTTCCAGCACCTCTCGTATAAACTTTGAACAACTCTTTGTCGTCTTGGTCTAGTATAAAAGGTGTTCTTGCAGACATAGCATTTCTACTTCCAACAGTTGTGATAAGATAATTTCCATCGGATGTATCAATTGTTTCTGTTCCTGTTTCATAATCTATACCATTATCAGCAATATTTTCTATCGAAAGAATACTACTTGTATCAATGTACCCAGCAGCTATGGAAGAACTAAGAGCAGTCCTAAAAAACTTATACATGTAAGCTGGTGCAGCTGTACTACCTATCGTTTGTGCACTAGCTTCTTTAGGTGCTGAAATACCTAAAAAGCCTGCGGGCCCATTTAAGGTTCCAGCACTATTAGCTGTTTCAAAAAGTGTTTGTTTAAGTAGACTTGCTGTAGCATTAGCTCCATTTATAGTCAAATCAAATGTACCAGCAGTAAGATTAGCAGTCAATGAACCACTTATTAGTCCTTCACCACTACTATTTGGTTCAGCTGGTAAAAATTGAGCAACTACCGTGTCAGGAAATGATGCAGTAGCAGCAGCAGCATTTGCACCACTAACTACTAAATTAAATCCTGATACCTTGTATCCACCAAGATATCCTACTTTTACTATTGTTACAGTTCCAGCACTATCTAAGTAGTTCTTAACTGTAAAGGGTGTGTAATAATCGCTATCATAAGAACCGAAAATCTGTTCAAATTCCTCGAAGTTTCTGATTAACGTAGGTACAAAAGCTGGGCCTTTTTTAGTTGGACCAACTATAGCTGCACCTATTTCAGATACTCCTTGAGGTAAAAAAGATAAATCTCTTTCTCTAGCAAATACACCTGGACTGACTATTCTCTCTGCCATGTGTTTTCTCCTTTAAAGGGTTTAAAAATTAATATGAAATTTGTTATATATAAATATAACGAAATATTTCAAAATACAACCGATTAAGGATTTTTTTAAGATTCTTCTACTTTTTCAACAGCTTCTTCTTTAGGCGCCGGTGTAAATACTCCAGTTTGTGGGTCTAATTGACCAGGACCATACTTTTTATTCAACTCTTCAACTAATTTACGTTCATTGTCTTGAATATCCTTATAATCAGCATCCATTTTTACTTCAGCTTCTTCTAAAGCATCAGCTTGTTGTTGATTAAGAATCTTCTGAACTTTTACTTGTCCAAATGAAGATTGAATGCTTTGATAACTTTGACTTAATTCTTGAAGAGACTTTAATTCCTCTTCACTAAATTTAATTTCTTCAGCCATTTTAATAACTCCTTAATTTATTGTTAACATTAATAT